ATTATAACCCAATAGCTAAAAGAGTTACTCCACTACTAAAGAGACATACAGATGCGAACTTGTCTATAGAGTGGAAATTAAAATCAACAACCCTCTCTAAAGCTATGGATATAAAGAACCGGTACAGAAACTTAGAGATTATTTCCAACTTGACTTCTATTAACGTATTTGACTATAACAACAATCCATTTAAGGTAGCTATAGTTTGGGAGGATATATCAGGTCAATTAGGAGATAAAAGTGCGGTTACTGACGAGGAGAATAATTACTATCATCAGCTATACTTTAATTGTAGAGTCCACTTTGATATTATAATGGATAACTGCAAACCCTCTGATGTAGTAATCTCGAAAATAACCAATCTAGTAAAATTCAAGGAAGTAAACCTAAAAGAAATGAATGCTGTGGATAGCGATACCGTATTCAGTTTAAAGTATAAGGATTACGACCGCATAGTGAAAATATTAAGTAAACAACCAGAAACAAAAGAAATTCAATAATGAGCCAAGTGTTTGAACCATTTGTAGAGTCCAGAATTCAAGCTGCGACAACTACAGACACATCAGGATATCAGAACGGGAAGATAGTTGTAGCTGCTCCCCTAGTTTCTGACCACGGCCCTTACGGCATAACAATGATAAACAACCAAAGAGAACTCCTAAGAAAATATAGACCAGATGGAGCGAATTATTTGGTTTCAGATTTAGATAGCACATTCTTCCATATATACGCTATGCTTGCTCACAGTTCAGTATTAGTATCAAGAGTAGGTAGTTCTATGGAGGAAGCAGTAACTAAAATGTATAATGCAGACCAAGGAGCGTTCAGTTATACAAAGCTTTTCGGAAATAAAATGGTAGTAGATTATAAAGGTTCTATTGCTGTTGGAGATAACGGAAAGTCTTATTTAGTAGATGGAAAAGATAGAATACTAGATACAATAGCTGCAGTTAAAGTAGGAGCGGTATCAGTTCAAAGTTTAGATTTCCAAGAGAAGATTAGCAAATTAATTAACGGATTAGAGGATTCATCAGTTTACCTTTACGGATATAAGTATGGAGAGAATAATGAACTAACTCTTTACCTAGCTTATAAGTACCATGCAAATGTAAACGAATTCATTAAAACTACACTAGGTCTTGCTAATACAGATGGACTACCTACAGCACCTAAGTTAACGATTGATGATAAATATAGATTGTTACTTAAGGCTACAGCTCCGGTAGGTTCAGCAATTACAAATACTACATCTACACCTCTTAAATTCTTGATTAACTCTATTGACCCAGCTAACAAGAGATTCATCCTAAAGGTTAATTCTCAGTTAGATGCAGGTTCAGAGTTCACGATTGCAGATGTAACAAGAACTGAGGTTAAACTTGCTCCAGCTCCAGTAGGGGTAACAGCAATAAGTAATGGATTAAAATTAGAAGGAGATTCACAAACAGATGAGAAAGTCCTTATAAGTAATCCAGATAGAGTTTTCGCATTTTCAGACCCAGTTAGAGCAGAGTTCGAAAAATTAGGAGGAAATGCAGCACCAGTAGATGGAGAGAGAAGCGCAAAAGTACAGAGAGCTATCCTTGATTTATTGGAGTATGATGAAGGGTATAGAATTGACTTTGTATGGGATGCTGGAGAAGGTGAAGTTGGTCTACAGTCAGTAATGAACTCAGTAGCAGCAGAACTTAAAGCATTGGCACTACACTCAGTTAAAACTACAAACCATTCAACAGTAGATGCTATAGTAAATGAGTATAAACAATCTAATGCATTCAACTCTTATAAACTAGCCCCATACATGAAATACAACTTTGGGATTAAGACACTAGAGCTTTCTCCTTGTATTGAATATGTTGAAGCTATTGTAAGAAATAAGTCAGCTAATTCAGAGTTCGCACCGGTATTTGGAATCGTTAATGGTCAAGTATCTGTAGGTGAATTAGTAGCTCAATTTAAGAAGACTGATAGAGAGAAATTCTTAGCAGGACAAATAAACACCATCAAGTTCGATAAGTTTAGAGGTATATCTTCAATTAATGACTGTAGAACTGGAGAAGGTGGTCAGAGTTTGTTTAATGAAGAATGGATTGTAAGAATGGCAAATAGAATAGGTTGGGATTTAGACTTCCTTCTTGAGCAATTCTTAGGTAGATATGATGTTGAGAGTACAGCTTTTGACGTTAAGGCTACAATCGATTACTACATGAAGACTACTATTATGAACCAGACTTATGCTCCTGAGAAATATGACGTTGTGGTGGATAAATCTAATAACGTTTGGGGTGATGGTGAATTAATGGTAGAAGTAAATATATATGTTGGTAGAGCGCTTAGAAAGATTACGGTTGTGTCTAAGATGCTTCCATTATCTACACTAACGTCAAACTAACATGTTGCTTTCATAATTGTTGTGATTTTTTATTAAGTTCGGAGTTAAGGGGGATTCGAAAGTCTCTCCCTTAGCCAACCCATAAATGAATAAAAGTATGAGTGAGACAGTTGTAAATAATGACTTTGTAAATAGAGCCCATGAAATGACAGGGAGGTTCTTTAAGATAATGTACAAGAGCTTTCCTTTTTATATGAAACTTTACGGGACTCTTTGCACAGTAGAACGCTTACTTAGAAATAAAGATAATAAAGACAGAATAAAGCTTCCTTCCAGAGACCAGATGATAAACCAAACTTATGGAAAGGTAGCTACTCATGATGATTTAGATAGGGATTCTGAATGGCAAACTTTTACAGAAACCTTTATCATAAACAAGTCACACGCTCAGAAATACTATAATAACCAGAGTGACGAGGTGATGATTTACTTTAACCAAAATATACTTGACTTAGGAGATAAAGTGAGTTTTAATAGATTCGGGAAGACTTACTCCTTTATAGTGAATGATGTTACAGCTTATGAGGACGTTATTTTTGAGTATAGATTGATTGGAATAAAGGATCACGTCTCTAGTATGAATGAGCAGGAAATAAAGAAAGAAGATAAACTTGAACTACCAACAAATGAGCAAGGTACAGATACACCAACAGTTAAGGTAGTTAGGGGCTTTAAAAATAGGAAATAATTATGTCGTTACTTAGTGATTTACAATTAGGCAAGGGGTATAGTGGAGCAAAAGATACTATAACCAAAATACTCTCACCTCTTAGACACCTTAGCGGAACTGTTGGAGATATAGGGAGAGCTGCACAAGCCTTAAAGATGTTGCCTAACCAGATAAGAACTAAATCAGACATGGTTCAAGTTAAGGCTACTCTTAGGGCTCTGAATCAAGTGTTAAAGAATAGTAAGATATCAGACTTTTTAAATAAACTTGAGAATGCAGTAGGAAATTCGATAGTGGGGGTCTTTAATCCTTATATCGATACTAGAACAAAGGTAAAGGTCGAGTATGATAAGAATAAGGTAGTTCAAATTGTTAATGGGATTAGAGCTACAAGAGATGCTAGAGTTGCTGCTGAGGTTCAAAATATGTTAATCTCGGGTGCAGCATTCACAGATGTAGTAAAAATATTAGATAGAGTAAGGGAGAATGATCCTAAATGGGGACTGGGGAATATACTATCACTCTTACCTCAGAATTTATTAGCTCAGTTTGCTCCCAAGTTTCTAGGTGCTTTCAAGACTGCTGATGAGTTTTTAGGAATTTCAAAGGGGATACAGAATTTAGTAGAAGGAAAGTCTTGGAATGGAGGACCTAAAATGCCTAAGAAGAAACAAACCGGGGGAATAGCTAACAGTACAACTTGGAACTCAGCAACTAGCGTAGACAAGTATAAAAGTATGTTAGAGCAAGCTGGTATAGATGCGGCTAACTTAAAGACTGACTTCGATACCCCAGTTCCAGTAGATGCTTTAGGGTATGATAAGGAAACTGACACATTTAAGAACCCTTTTACTGATGACGGAGATGTAGCGCATAGTGTTAACTCAAGTAATCAGAAAGTATTAGCTGCTACTATAAATGAAATCAACCCAGCTCCATTTGAAGGTTATTTTAGATCGAGATTGGGGAGATTGGAATTAGCATCGACTCACCTTTGGGATGTACAGATAAAACCAATGGGAACAGGAGTGCCAGTATTAGAGATGAGGGATATAGATGTTCTTCCGATTACAAACTGGTCACTAGATGCAGGACAGACCTTATCAGATTCAATGGAGATGTTTGGGGGAAGTTCAATTACGATCCCTACAACCAAGAAAATAGATATGAGATTTGAGGCGACCTTTGTAGAGGATTCAACTTATTCGGTAAAGGCGTGGCTCTCAAAGTATAAAAAGTTCATGTTCTATAAAAACCGAGTGAGACCTTATAAAGAGTGCTGCTCAATAATAGGGATATGGCTTCTTGATGTGGACTTAAAAGAGTTATACTATCAAGCTTATATAGGATACCCAATAGACATGACTGAAGGTTTAGAAGGGGAATCATCTCACTCACCTATTAATAAGACAGTTACATTCTCTATAGTTGGACAGTTAAGTTCTGATGAGTTCTATGAGCAGATTCAGCGTAAAGGACATGGAAGACACTGGGATAAAGATAAACTTAATACAAGATACGTAACTAATTTCAATAAGGACAAGGTAGTATCAATATTAAAAGAGTCAGACCAATCAAAAGCGTACACTAGGAGATTCAGAAAGGAAACTAGAGATAAAGATGGTAATCCACAAACTCCAGACAAATCGAAACCAAGTCCAGTAGGCAAGAGTAAGAAAGCAGCTAAGCCTACGGATAAGAATGCTAAAGCTAAGAAACCAACTAAGAAGGGAACAGTAAGTAAACCTAAAAAGAAGAAGTAGTTAAATGAGTATTATAAAGATTAATTCAGTAGGTATAACTCCACCACAACAGCCAGAATTAGGAGTAGTTATAGGAGTTGTAGTTCCCTCTTCATCAGGTCGAGACTATCCTACAATTTACTTTGATTACGATACTTTTAAGAGGGAGTTTGATGATGGAGTAACGAGCTTGGCTAAGTATAAGTTTTTGTTTGAGAAGGGGTATCAAGTGGCAGCAGTAAGGGTAAATAAAGATGAACCTAATTTTGCCACCTTAAGAATATCAGACCCAGTTTACACAGATTTAATAGCTACTCACCCTCAATACTTAGACTCAATGCCTGTAGATCGAACTTTAAATAAGGATAAGGAGTTAGAGGATGTTGAGATAAGAGATTTTACTAACGTGTTTAGGCTTAATTACGGAGACTTAACTAAACTAAATGCAGCTAAGGACTATATACTCATACCTTCAGGACTTAACCCAGAGACTGCTTCAATAACCTTACTTACTTTTGAAGATGGAGTACATGGAATTACAGGATCAGAAGCTTTTGGACCGAATGTAGTTAGAACAGCTGTAAATATTCAAAATAAAACCACAGCTCAAATTAGAGAAGGTATTAAGAATGTTATTGAAGCCTACACCCAGTATAAAGTAATGCCGGGACAAGAGGAAGAGGATTTTGATATGTTCTACCAGTTTACCTTTTCAGATGAGATAGAACAGTGGAACTTAACTCCAGGAACGATTGAGATTGATATAGACTACAATGATAAACTGGATGTTATAGCTAGTTATGCCTCTCCTTACAAGATAATGGACTTTGCATCTACTATACCAGGAATCTTTGGAAACTTATTAAATATTCAGATTCAAGGGGGTAATTGTAAGGTTTATTATGATGATGAGCTATTAGAGGAGTATAACTTTACAACTACAGAGGATTTATTTCTACAGCTTAAAGAAGACTCACCTTACATTTTACCAGTTCTTCATGATAGAGACAAAACTTTACCAGACGGAACTTACTTTTTTGATGGAGGGTTTATTGAAGCAGAGAAAACTACAGATGACTACTTAAGAGCTATAGAGTTATTTGGAGATGAGGATATAGATGTAGATTTCTTAAGTTATGACGAGTTTTTTGACCCGGAGCTTAGGATACTATCAATGCTTCACCAAGTCTCTGTGGAAAATCAATTCTTGGTACTCTTAAATAGGGAAATAGCAAGAACATATTCAAATACAACAAACATCTTTTATACCCTAGGAACCTTTATACAGAATGGGGTAGAGCTTCCAACAAGTTACGCTTTCTTTGATAGATTAACAACAGACTATGCTGGGATAATAAAAGATAAGATATACATAAACAAACAATATACAGAAGAAGAATATAAGAAGTTTGAAGAGATAGGGCTTAACCACATTAAATACGACGGTTATAACTACTTCATTTCCTATTACTACAGCACAATAAACGAAAATCCTGCTTATAAATTTAGTATGAATAGGGTGCAGAGGAAGTTTAGAAGGCTTAATCAGTTTTTAGGAACCAAGAAATCAGAACTTCACAGATATATTCAGAAACTAACAACAGATTTAAGAGACGAGATTTACTTAATAGACGACATAGTGCTTACCCGATTTAATTATGATGATAAGATGGGTGCAGCAGAGATTCAACTAGAAGTAACTCTAAGTCAGATGATTAACGAGGTCTTGCTTTTAAATGTAGTAATTAACCGAAATTAAAGATTAACAAAATAACGAGATGGCATTAGATTTTTTAAAGTATCAGAAAATTGCAGAGAACGGGAGAGAATTCCTTAGAACAGATATTTGGGAGTTTTCTTTTGTTGATAGACCTACCGGGGTTTACATGCCGCCAGATGAGAACCTTTTGATTAGATGTACTGACTTCAATGTGTCAATAGATAACTCAATAGATAGAATGGAAGCTCAAATTAGAGGGTTCACTAT